TAGTTTCTAATCTTAGTTAGTGGAAATTGGTTAGTGATATTACCCTCTACCATATTGGTCATAGTTGCAGGATTGCCTTGTACTTCTTTTACTGATACACTATTAAAAGTTAAATCTACATTTCCAGTTGCTCTATAAAATGTTACATTAGAATTGGATGTTGGAGTAATTATTCTTGTATTTACTCCTATTGTGTTAAAAGTTTCTGATATTCCATTACCATCTATTTTTACCCCTCCACTAGTAGCAACTGCAATATCAACAACTAATTTATATGACTTACCACCTGTTAAAATAGAATCAGTAGTTCTAAATGCAGTAACAGGACTTGTATTTAAAAATTTTAATCTTGCAGTAGAGCCATCAAATACAACAAAATTATCTGCAGTTGCATCTATAACTGTCCATCCTGTTCCTAAAGGTGTTTGAGTAAAATCTCCATTAGTAACAAGTTCAGCACTTAGTGTAGGATTAGTTTGGTCATAGATAACAGGGAACTCATCATTAGTACCATCTCCCATCTTCCAATATCCTTGTAATCCTGTGTTTACTTCTGTTACTGTTACACCTCCTAATATATCTAAACTCCAATCTCCTGAACCTCCTCTAGCAAAAATTATTGAATCAGAATTTGCATTAGCAGTCCAAGTTACATCTATATTTTGATTAAAACCTGTTAAAGTAAAAATACCATTTGCAGTAGTTAAACCACCTGCATTACCTCCATCATCAAAACATTTAATAGTCTTACCTGCAGTTCCGTTAACAGTTGCAGTTAATCTATATTGATAACCTGATGTATAGGTTAAAGATTGTGCTATTTGTGCATAAGCACCACCTGTTATAGTTAAAGTTGCTTTATTTAAAGCAGGATAAATAACTGCATTACTTAAAGACCAAAACGCAGTTGCAGATGTAAAATTATTATTCTGTACTATATTAGCATAAGGACTACCATTCTGAATACCATCTGAGAAGTCAGCACCACCACCTAAGTTTATCATCATTGCAGGGTTACCACCTACTTCTTTTATTGATATGCTTTTAACAGTTATAGTAGCATTTGCA